TGCCGACGAGCGACATCAGGCCGACCAGGAGACCGACGACGAGGGACGAGACGCGGAGCGTCCACTCGATCTGCTCTTGCAGGGAGGTGATGACGCCGACCAGCGGCGAGGCGATGCCGACGATGGCTTTCAGGATGTAGTCGTAGTCGAAGGTGTGGCGCATGGGTCAGGGGAAGGTGATGTCGATGGCTCCGACGGCTTCCGGGGACGCCGCCTGTTCGATGTCGGCATGGATCTGTGCCTTGCGGATCCAGAGCGACTGGTAGGCCGCGCCGTAAGCGAGCAGCAGGGCGCGGAGGTCCGGCACGGCGAAGGTGTGGAGCTGGCCCGCCCGGTCGGTCACCGGCACCGCGGCGGGCAAGGGGCCGAGCCTCTCGGCCTCGGCGAGCATCACGAGAAGCTGGCTGAACGCGTTGCGGTCGCTTTCCCCGCAGCGCAGCGTCACCGCGCCCAGGGTAATCCCCGCGGCGAGGCGATGCTACCAGGCGGCTTCGAGTTGGCGGCGGCGGGCGATGCGGGCCGCCCGGAGCTGGAGGTCGGGTGGTGGTGGGGCGGTCATGGCAGTTCGGTCAGGGTAACGGTGAAGCCGATCTGTTCGCCGGAGCCATACATCCCGAAATAGGAGTAGCCGGCCCAATCAAAGCTCGCGTCCGCCGTGAAGGTGAACTCGGCGTAAATGTCCGAAAAGCTGACCGGGCTATCGACGATGGCGGCCGAGAAGTCAGCGGTTTCGCTGATGCCAGCGGAAAGGAAATTGCTGGCAACGAGCTGCACGTTGGAAAAGTCCCCGGACCCGTAATTGACGTATCCGATCCCGAAATAGTCGCTGCTCATCGGGAGCGAGTCGAAGTTGTCGAACCGGACGTGGTAGTTCTTGCCCGCCTCCACGATGCCGAACGAAACCTGGGTTTCGTAGCTGTCGATGATGACCGGGGTGACGATCGGTGGTGGCGGCTGTTCTTCCTGGCTGACCAGCATGATCCAGCCGTCGTTTGTCGTGGTCATGTCGTCCTTGGTGCAGAGCCATGCCTGGCCATCGACCGCGGCAAGCCGTCCGCGCCATCCGGGAGTACCGTCGATCATCGCACCGCTGTCATGGTTCGACGGGGCGAAATCCAGAACTGCCTGATACCATGTGCCGCCGATGTTCTGCATCGGGATGGTCAGGACGGGCGGAGCTTCCGGAGCGTTGATGGCCGCGCGGACCCGGGTTCGGTGAAGCGGGCTCAGTGATTCCTGGATGTCGTGCCGCAGGTAGTTCGGGTGCGGGTCCGCTGCGGCCAGGTGGACCGCCATAGCGGCGGCGACGTCTGCATGGAAAGCGATGTTCTGCGGTGCCGGATACGCGGGCTCCGCATCGACAGGCACGCCCTCCGTGCCGCGGTTCACGTCGTTCTCGACGATGACCAGGAAAGTCCGCGTGGAAGTCGGCTGGCCGCTGCCCTCGCGCCAGGTGATTTCACCCATGAGCCCGATCTCGGAAAGCTCGGTGCCGGTGGAAGAACCGACCTGCATCGCCGAATCGAGCTCGACCGTGTTGAAGCTCGGCGAGCAGGAGTAAACGGGGCTGGCCGCGCCGGTCGCCGGGAGCACCCAGGCGGATTCATGGACGAGGTAGCCGACGTCGTAGCGACCGCGCGGCTTGAGCCCGAACTGGAGTTCGAGGCTGAGCGGATCGCCGATCTCGGAAGCGGTGGTCCCGTTGGCAAGGAAGCTCACCTCCAGTTTCGCGGCGTCACCGCGCTTGAAGCGCAACGAAGTGACCGGGTTGCGGAATCCCGGCCCCTCGATCAATTCCAGTGTCTCCAGGTCAACGTAGAGCCTCACGCCGGTGGGCCACTGTCAACTGATCGACACGACCTTCGCCCGCCACCACACGTCGTTATTGGCGATCTCATCCCCCGTGGATCCCTCGATCTCGATGATGTGGCCGCAGGGGCGATCATCGAGGTTGATCGTTACGTTGAAGGGGCCGACCGCCACCTTGCCCCACGGATCGGCGCCGCTTACCTCGGTGCTCTCGTGATAGAATTGCCGCGCCCCGTTCAGCCGGACCTCCAGCCAGTCGAAGCCGGTGTTGAGGATCTCAATCTCTCCCCAGACCTCCAGCACGACCTGGGTGCCGCAGCAGATCCCGAAGACGACCGTGCCGCCCACCGGCTCCTCGCTTTCGGCGCTCGGGTTGGATTCGGAATCCCCGTAAGCGGCGGAGCGGAAGATTTCCCATTCACTGGGGGCCATCTCGCTTGCTGACTCGATCAGGACCGCGGCGGTGCGCCTGGTGGCAGGGTCGCAGCACATTTCGACGCCGCCTACCATGATTGGAGCGATGAGGTGGGCCATGTCACGCGAGGGTGAGAAACTTCCGGGTCTCGGGATACCCGTTCACGCACACCTTGAACTCTTCAACCTTGAGCGTGGTGTCGCCGGGAGTGGTCACCAGGCCGTCTTGCCAGCGGGCCAGATCGGTCACCGTTCCTTCATCATCCACCAGGATGGCCCCGTCCTTGCCGTTGCCCTCGATGCGGATTTCCTTGGGCAAGGGATCGCCGGGATTGGGCGGCTCGCACTTCACGCGGATTTGCGGCTGGGTCACCCGCTCGGCGATGGAGCGGAACTCGGCAGGTCCGTCGGGTGGGTCCTCCGCCGGTTCGCCATTCTGCTCGGGCACGACCCAGACCGGCTTTCCCGCTCCGACATTGGCCGCCCGGAAGTCGAGTTCCACCTCGTCGCTGGCCTCGTTCTCGCTGATGCCGTAGTCGCCGCGGACGGTTCGGAAGCGGTAGATGTTGGAGTCCTCCTTGTGGTCCTTGAACACGTTGGCTCCTCCCCCGACGTTCTCGCCGGTCCAGAGCTGCGCCCAGTGCTCAATGTCGCTCTGCTGATAGACCTTCACGCGGGGCGTCCCGCCGTCGTCCTCCAGCTTGAAGAGCTTCACGAAATACTCGCCGTCGCTCCCGGAGCCTTCCGGATCCTCGGGGTAGTAGTGGTTACCATCTTGGTCCTCGGCCGCGGCCAGGATTTCTGGCTCCTCGCTGATCTCACCCATCTCGTCGGTGACGATCTTGCACCAGAGGATGTCGCCGATGGACATTGCGATCTGCGGGCGGGGGATGGTGTCGAGCGCATCTTCACCCACCTTGGGGATGCGGAACTTCACCGCCGGGGTGTCGCCGGACTTGGGCTTGCGCTCGATCACCCAGCCTTCCTTGACCGTCACTTGGTAGCTGTCGTCCTTCTTCTCAATGCCGATGACCGCGAAGGGTGGCAACGCGGGATTCGGCGCGAGGCCCGGAGAGGGGCGTGAGTAGGCGAAACCACCCGAGGAGGCGATGAGCTCAAGCCCCGTCCCCGGTCGCGGCGTGCGCGAGGCGATCGCGTCGAGCAGAGCGTTCCAGTCCTCGGCAAGGATCGGATCCCCGCGCTTCTTCTTGGGTGGCAGCCGGTTCATTCCTCCCCCTCCTTGTAAATGTCCTCGTCCCAGCCGCCCCGGTCGCTGGCCAGCCACTCCATCTCGATCCGGTAGGACTTGCCCTCCTGCGACTGGCTCACGCCGTTGAGCAACCAGTTGCGGCCTCCGGCCAGTTCCGGCACCGGGCCGGACGGCTCCGAGATGTTCCCGATGTCGTTTAGATCCGACGACTTCGCCGGCTTGTCGCGCACCCAGCTTTCGCGCCATGTGACCCGCGGGCTGTAGTAGCTGGTCTGGCCGCGCTCGATCTTGGCGAGGACCTCCTTGCCCGGAGCGCTCTCGACCTTGTCGCGGAGCTTGTTGCCCTGGTCATCCTTGTCCTTGCCGGACTGGATCAGCTGGATCGCCTCGCGCTCCTTGTCTTCGAGGTCCTTGTAGCGCGGGTGGCTGAGCAGCGGCTCCTCCGAGAGCGACAGCCCCATCGTGTAGACCGCGTTGTTCTTCTCGTCGGCTTCTTCCTTTTCCTCCGCCCCGGCATACTGGCAGGTGATTTCCGCGAGGTCGCCCTCGGTGAAGCTGGCGGTGACCTGCGAGACCTGGATGAAGTTGATCTCGGGATGGACCGTGCCCGGCCGTGGCATCAGGGCGACGGCGGAACTCCGATGGCAGAGGAAGATCTGGGTCGCGGTCCACTTGCCCTCCTTGTCGATCTGGAGGGAGTAGCCCGGCTGCGGGTAGAGGCGTCCCGGCTGGATGGCAACGTGTCTCGGCATCTTGGCCGGGGCACGGCGTCAACCGAAGGCCGCCTGGCCGCCGCCTCCGAGCTTGTCGACCCGCCGGTTGAGATCGTTGAGCAGCCGGTTGGTTTCGCCGGTCAGCCGGTTGTTTTCGCGTTGGGCGTCCAGGGCCCCGGTCGAGTAGCCGCCGCCCCCGACCTTGCCGAGCGAGGTCACGATGGGGGCGAGCGATGAGGCGGTGGGTTTTGCGGCTGACGGCGCGCTGCCGCTGACCTTGCCCGCAGCGGCCACCGTCTTGGCGGCCTCCTCGGCCTTGGGTATCGTCTCGCGAATCGACTTCACCACCTTGCCAAAGCTGTCCCGCAATCCGCGGGTGTCGATGAGCTCGTTGCCGGTGGATTCGCCCGCCTTGCGTGCCGCCTCCGCCACCCGTTCGCCGAGCTTTGGTGCCCCGTTGCCGATGAGTCCCTTCGCACCCTCGGCCATCTCCTTGAAGTTCATGCCGAACAGCTCCGCGCCGGATTCCCGCCGATCCTTGAGGATTTTGCCAAAGTTGGTTTCCACATCGCCCGCCTCGAAGCCGAGCAGCTCGTCCATCCCCGGGATCTTGAGCAGCCCCTTGAGCAGGTGGGCGATCACCCATTCCATGCCGGATTGCAGATAGACGATGGGCGTCTGGAACGCGTTGAGCAGCGCGGCACCGAAGCCGGCCACCAATCCGAGCAGCGTGGTGCCGAGGCTCTTCCACATCGCGCCGTCGGTGATCAGGTTCCAGAAGAACTCAATGGCGGCGCGGAAGCCGTTGACCAAGGCGTTCACGCCCACCGCGAAGCCGAGTTTGAGGGACGATGCCACGAGGTCGAGCAACTGCCCGCTCTTGAAGGCGGCGATCACGAGCTGGATCGCTTCCTTGATTTGCTTGCCCGCCTCGGTTGCGAGGGGAGTGAGTTGCTGGACCAGTACGATGGCCTGCTCGACAAGGGGACGGATGGCGTCGTTGATCGGGGTGCCGAGGGTGAGGAAGACCTCGTTGATGCTGTCCTTCAGCGTGGAAAACAGGCCGCCGGTCGTCTTGCCCTGCGCCTCCATCATCCCGGCGAACTTGCCGCCCTGGGAGGTCATCGAAACGAAGGCCCGCTCGATGGCCGGGAAGCCGACCTGGCCGGATTCCACCAGCTTCTTCACCTCCGAGTCCGACACGCCGAACTGCTTGGCGAGTTCCTGGATGATCGGGATGCCGCGGCCGGTGAGCTGGTTGATGTCCTCGGCGAAGAGTCGCCCCTGGACCCGCGCCTTGCCGTAGAGTTCCGCGATCTCGTTGACTGGCGCCTGCACGCCCGCGGACACGTCGCCGATCCGGCGGAGGGTTTCGGGCACGGAGTCGGCGGATTCACCGAAGGCGATGAGCTTGCGGCCGGCATCCGCCAGCTCCGGGAACTCGAACGGCGTCTTGGCCCCGAGTTCGCGGAGCTTGCCGAGGGTTTGCTCCGCTTTGGCCGCGTCGCCGATAAGAGTCGTGAAGGCGACCTTGGTTTGTTCGAAATCGGCGGCAGCCGTGACCGCTTTCATGCCGACACCCACCGCGGCAGCCCCGCCGGCCATCGCCGCACCGATGGAGGCCTTGAACGCCGTACCCGCGACACTGAAGCCTTCCTGCAAGGCAGCGGCACCACCCTTGCCAAGCCTTGCTAGTCCCGCGCCCGTGAGTCTGCCCATCCGCCGGGCCGACGCGCCGACCAGCTCGGTGGCACCGGCCATCGCTCGCTTCAGAGCGGTTATGTCGGCTCCAAGGGTGACGGTCAGGGCGCTCATGTGCCGGGTGGGGCGTCAACTCCCAGCAGCCTCCTTGGATCGTTCTGCACAAAAGGAATGATGCCCGTGTCTGATCGGAACCGCCCTGTACGGAGCCGGACGCAGGGTGGTGTGGGACTGGGGAGTTCACTACTCCCCGGGGCCCGATTGTGCCTTGGTGGTTTCCAGGATTAGCAGCTTGATCGCCTTGCTGTCGCATGTGTCCTCGATGAGTTCCAACTTCTCCACGCCTTCACCGGGGAGAACGATTAGAGCAATGGCTGGTCTCTTCTTGGTTGTCTCCGCGTAATGGCTCGCTTGTCCTATCGCCTCGTGCCACTTCGCCAATCGATCAACCTCGATGGCGAATCTATCGGTCACCACATCGATCCGCCCGTGGTCAGTTGCAACCTCTGTCCGCCCGTCGAGGGTGGCGGCCAAAGCTTCGGTCCACTCGTGCTCATGTGCCTCGGGGCTGACAGGAACTCGAACCACAGGCAAAAGAAATTGAGACAAGGCACCGACCTCGCCAGTCCTGATCGCTGAGGGAGGAATCATCGAGTCCTCAGTCTGCGAACCGTGGACAAGGCGCTTGATGCCGACAAGTCCCCCTCCGACTACCACTGCAATCAATACTGCGGTGAGCGCAATCTTCGCCGTCGGATGAACTGTTACTTCGGTTGGCATCGGTAGTCAGTTCGCGAACATGAGGAGAATTATGATCCCAATAACGATTGCGATCACGATGATGACGGTATTGTTCGACTTCTTGACCTCAACGTTGGTCTTCCCGCTCGCAGTCTGATATTCGGCGCGCACGGTGTAGTCGCTCTTGGTGCTTTGTTCGAGCGAGTTGACTTGTCGAATCGTGTTCACCATGTCCATCGAGCTAGCCTGGTAGCGCAGGTCAGCCCTCTTGGCTTCTTCGTCGATATCGAGTCGCTTCTCGATGGCCTTCCCGAGAAGCCGCTCTTGTTGCTCCTTCGGCAGCTTGGAGAGAGCTTCGTCCAAAAGGCTGCCGGGCTGAGAAAGGGAGAATCCCTCTCGCTTGATTGGTAGATTGTCGCGTTTGTCGCTCATGGTCGGAAGAGTATCAGAGCCGGAATCAGAAAAACACAAAGAATCGCAAGGCAGCCCGCCTTGGCCGGCTCACCAATCGACACATGGATGGTGCCCTGCGGCAATTCGATGGTGTGGGAGATCGTCTTCTGCCCTTGCACGCTCTGAATCAGGGTGTCAATCCGCCGAAACTCAAGTTCGAGGTGGCGAAGTCGGGCGATGGCCTCCTCCTCCTCGGCCGCGGCAAGGAGTCGTTGTGCAGCCTGAGAGTCGCCGTCCGCGAGCCACCGGATGCGACTAACAGCAGATGCGGGAAGCTGAAATCGGCTACTTGAGGCGAGTAGTTCTCCGACTTCTGGCGCAACCTTCGTGCGCCACTCATGCGGCTCGCATCGGACATGCTTGTTGACCTTGGTGCGGTGTGCGTCTCTGACCTTCTTGACGAGGTCGAAACGGATATCGGAATCGAGAACAGTCGGAACGAGATTAAGTATCCGCTGGGCGACCATGCCACTCATCCGCACCGCACCGCTCTTCCAGCTTGGGTAGGTATTCCGAGCATAGGAAAGGGCTGAACTGCCGTGTTCACGTCCGTAACGCATGAAAACTGATTCGAGCTTGTGGGTAGGCAGGTTCAGGAAGATTCGCTCGATGTCCTTGTCGATTCCTCCCACGGCTGCGGAAAGCTGATCCCGCTCTGAGCTGTGCTGTCGCCAGTAGCTGCGCGAATAGCTACGGCGTCGATAACCTCGGTAGTATCGCGACATCTATTTTCTGGCAAACGTCCAAGCGCTGGCAACCCCACTAGCGGGGGCCAACATTGAACGCGGGGTTGAGGTTGGAGCTACGTGAAAACATCGAGAACAGAGGGGCTAGTAGGGGTTGCCCAGCCGCGACGTGTTAGCCTCTTCGATTTTGGGGGCGACTCCGCTTCGTCAATAGGCCCAATCCAAAGATAACACAGAGAAATGCTGATGATGATGGCTCGGGGATAGCCACAACCACATTGTCGATCACGGGACCGAATCCACCACCATTGTAGGTAATGAACGTGATGTCGGTGGAGTTGCTGAGGGCAATGAAAGAATACTGAAAGGCCGTCCAAGGCGGATTGACTGTATCCAAGGTGCTTCCTGGCGAAAACTCCTGATTGAGGTTACCAGCAGTCACAACACCAGTCACCGGATCAGGACCGTAAATGTAAGCTACAAAGGAAATATCGTAGGTTGCTCCTACGGTAGTCGGAATAGTAGTAGTGACAGATCCAATACTGGATGCAGCAAAATGGCTTGCACCGCTCAGGTCAATGCTGTGAATGCCATCGTATCCTAAATGGGAAGGTGTGCTCATCCAATCGATTCCATCGGGGCCTCCCACAGTCCATCCTGTGATTGTTGTCGAACTATTGGTCAACCTCATGTAATTGGCGGCATTGCCACTATTCTGAGAGTAGTCTCCAAGCTCAAAACTACCAGCCCCCGCACCATAAGTAGAGTCGATGATGTTGACGGCGGCAGATGCGGAGATAGTCGTGAAAAGAAAAAGTGAAAAAATTTTCATATTATTCAAGGAAATTGGTGGGAGAAGACGAGCGAGTTAAAGGCGCTCAAGCAATGCATTGAGTTCTTGCTGATAAATCTTGGTCTCTTTGTAATGGCCGAACATGATCCAGTAAATGTCGGTATTCGGATCGAGTTCGGATGTGATTCTGAATGAGCGTTCAATCTCCAATTCGAGGTTTGCGATATGGGCTTGGATCTCCTCTTTGATGCTTTCGTTCATGATTGTCTTTGGTTTTATTGGCTAACAGTGTGATTATGCCGCGCGCTGCATTTGACCTGTAACAGCAGCCTGCCGTATTAGGCTGGCAGATGCAGCGTTGCAGTGCGCTTTTTTGCGTGCGCGCGGTCTGAAAAGGGACCTTCTTCGGTGTGAGGTGTGCATCGAATGTAACCGAGTGGTTGCAGTGGAAGCGTCCGTTCGCAAGGCTAAAATCCTGCCTAGTCATGATTGGCGGGATTCCAGTCTTTCCGCAGCGTCTCCAACTGCTCCCGAAGGGAAGGCAGCCCGGTGTTCGTCTGACTCCAATTCGTCCGCACCCCATTCCGCCGCAACAGGCAGTGCTGATACTGAGCCAACCGCGCCAGCGGCATGAACAGGATCCGTTCCTCGGACCAGCCGGTTTCGGCGACGACGGCGAAGACTTGGGCGGCTACGAAGCCGGGTTCGTCGCAGGCAGGGGCTTTTTTCCGGCCAGTCCCGACACGGGATCGACCTGGGCCGCCTCCAGCTCGCGGCTCTGTGCCTCCAGGCGCTGGAAGGCGGTCTGGAAATCGTCTGGCGTCAGCCCGCCGCAGAAAATCAGGGCGGCTTCCCGGAATCCCTGGTCGTTGAACGAGGCGCGGACCACCTCGGGCCATGGGGCGCAGTGCGTGTAGACAAAGCCCATGATCGAGGAGGTGAACTCCGGAGTGCCGTCCTTGGGCATTTCCCCTTTCACTAGAGGGTTGCCGGTGCGGAGCAGCACGTCGTAGCTGGCCAGCGAAAGCGGGCGCATCGCGTGGCCGGCGACGATGGTTTCCACGTCGAGGAAGGCGGCGGAAAGGAGCTTCTGGCGGTCGGTGTCGTCCATGGGATCAGAGGTGGCGGAGGAACAGGTCTTCGGTGGCGGGCGAAGCATCCAGCGGGATGAAGGCGATCTTGCCCCGGCGCTTCACGCAGGCCAGCGGCACGTCCCGCTTCACCTTGTCGACCAGCCGCTCGCGGTTGAGCAGGGCGCACTTGATGTAGGCAAAGGGATGCTCCGGATGGGCGAGGTGCCAGGCGTCGTCGTGCCAGGCGGCAATCAGTTCCTTGGTCTGGAACTTGCCGCACGGGCTCTGTGGGTCAAAGAACCAGACGGTGCGCTCGCCGCGGATGCCGTCGCCGACGACGCGGACGAACGGCTTCTCAGAGAGATGGATGCCCACTGCCGTTAGCGCGGCTGCGAGGCTGGTGTTGCTGGTGGCGGTGGAGGAAAGGTGGGATACGGCGTTCATCTCTGGGTCTGGAGGTTAGGGAGTGGTTCAGGCCCCGCCGCTGGCGACGAAGGGGTAGTGGGTGGCGGTCAGGTCGATCTTCTCGAAGTCCTCGTTGTTGAGGCTGCGGCTGACCTGCATGAGGATCGTGGTGCCGCCGGCCTGCTGGAGGTGGCCCGGGATCGCGTTGGCGAGGGCGATGGCCGCGCCGATCTTGCCGCTGAAGGACGAGGTCTTGGCGACAAGGCCCGAGAGCTTGATCTCGACCTTCTCCTGGTAGAGCGACAGGCCGATGATCTCGCCCGCCTTGTCCAGGACGGTCTTCTCCTGGTTGGAAAAGTCGAACGACAGGTCGGTGATGAGGATTCCCGGCTGATCGTTCGGGATGCCCCAGTTGCCGGTGGTGCCAAGGAAAGTCGCGGCCATTTGACCGCGTGCGGCGTGTCAACCGGATCAGACGGCGGAGACGACGGCCTC